AAGAAGTCACGGCCTAGGCACCAATGCACGGCGGCCTGCATCATCAGGGACGACTTGCCGGTGCCGGACTGCCCGACGATCAGGAGCGAGCCGCCCTTACAAAGCCAGCGATGATTGCCGAGGACGGTGGTCGGGTCTTCTTTGCGCTCGAAGGACAGCAGGGCGTCGAAGTCCATGCGCTGCGGGCCGTGGCGTGACCCCTTGCGCTTCTGGGCAAGTCGGGCATAGTGCTCGAGCAGGGTATCCGGGTCGGTAGCGTTGGAGGCCGCGTCAGAGGCGGCACGAAGCATGGCCGCATCGGCGATGAGCTCGACGTGCTCAGGGCGGTAGGTGCCTGAGCCCGAGTCGCTGACCAGGAGTGAGACGGTGGCCGCGTCGACAGGCGAACGCATCTCACGAAGGCGCTGAGAGACGGTCAGTTCGTCACCGGGCGTGCCGTCGACCTCAAGGGCTAAGATGGCCGCGGCGATGTCTTGATGGACAGGCTCGAAGAAGTCGGACGCCTTTAAATCGGCGGGGAAGGCAAGGGCGTCACGGAGCAAAACGCCGAGGAGGTGGCGTTCCACTGCCGTGTTGTTGGGCGGAGTCATGGAAGAAGGGGTTGGGGTTTGTGGGCGTGGGTGCCCGAGGTCAAGGTGCTTTGCGTTTAGGCGGTGGCCCAAAGTGGTCTAGGACGCGCATCCGGCCTTTCGTGATGACGCGGAACTGCTTCTTGACTAGGATGCCAATCTTCACGGCGCGATCTACATACAAGGCGGCCTGATGGTTAGCGGCTAGGCCCCACTTCTTCGCCCACTGCGCACGCGTCAGGAATCCCTTGTCAGGCTGGACGGCCTTCTTGTGGATGTCAGACATGACGGCCTTGAGTATCGGGTCATTGCCAATCCGGGAATAGAGAAGCTTCTGTCCTCGGCTACTCATCGGCTTTTGGGCTTGTAGACCTTGAGGTCGGTTTGCCAAATCCAATTCTTCCCGACCTTGTGGACAAGCCAGACCTTCCAGTCCTGACCGTCGACCCATCCTGCGGCAAAGCCTGAGCCCCAGCGGGACGTGGCTAGGCGGTGCGATGCGTACGCCATGGCGTCCTTCTGGCAGAGACAGCCAGCGGAGAAAGCGGCGCCGCCCTCGGCCTTGGTCAAGTTAACCTGGGCGAGCGTGTGCGTGTGTCCGTGAATCAGTGCGCCTCCCCGGTCTGCGTAGTGCTTGCCCTGCTCGGCAGTGGCGTTGATGCCGTGAGCGTAACCGTGGATAAAGGCCACCGGGCCGAGGCGATAGACGCCCTTCTCGGCATGGTAGGGCAGGATGGTCTTGGCTCCGGCAGACTTGGCAGCCGAACGGATACGGCCTTCAAGGTCGGCACAGTAGTCGCGGACGATGGCCGAGCCTGACGTATGCTGTAGGGCGATTGCCCGGTGCTCGTGGTTGCCCATCAGGTAGACGGTCGGCTTCGTGCGCTGAAGGAAGTCCTCCCCGCCCTGGATGTCGGCCATGAGGGACTCCGCACCCTCGGCATCGTTACCCACGCCGCGGCGGAGTGATCGGAAGTCGAAGCAGTCCCCGAGGTGCACGCGCACGGTCGGCTTGTAGTCCTTGATGAACTCACAGAGGGCGTCGGTGGCCTCATCGTCGGCCATGTCGCCATGGTTATCGCCGAAGGCCACAAAGCGGATAGGGGTGCTCATTTATTGTTTAGGTGAGGGATGGGCTGGCCGGAGTCAAAGGCCGCAAGCATGTCGTCTCGGCGCTTGCGAGCGGTGAGCAGGTCGCCCCCGATGTTCTCGACGATGTCCGTACCGCGACGACGCAGGCGGAACCAATAGCAGTCGCCCAGTCGTTGCAGGTGGTGGTTCGGGTTGTCGGTGATGACCTTGTCCGACTTGCGGTGGCCTTTGCTGACAGTGTACTTCGGGCAGGTGAGCAGGAAGGCGACGCGATCAGGGGACAGGCCGACCTTGCGGGCCCATGCCAGCGTCTCGGGTGTCAGAGTCTCCATGACTTTGCGAGGATGCGTCCTTCGGACATGATTTGCTGACGGGCGTTTGGCTTGAAGATGTACTCCTGGTCGAACAAGTGGGCGGCGCGTATCTCGGCGATGCTGTCTAACTCTTCGTCATTGGCTGGGCCGACCCCAGCGGTCGAGACGTAGACCGTGCGAACCTTCCAGCCCTTCTCCCAGAGGATGTCCTGACAGACCCGCAGCTCATTGATGTAGCGCCAGTCGGAGCAGACCACGGTCTCGGGGGCGACCTGATCGTGGTGCTTCATAATGGGGCACCAGTTGGCGAAGTGTCGGGCGAAGACGTCCTTGTCGAGGCGCCGTGCGAACCGACCCATGGCTACGAGGGCGTCACGGTTCTCGCACTTGAAGTCCTCGGTCATGAAGTTCCCCTCAAGGCCAAGGTAATCCATGAAGTGGTTGCCGGCCTCTTTCAGCGCGTCGGCAAAGTTGATGTGCTCGGCGGGGCGGGTGCTCCATTCGAGCAGACCCGAGGCCAGCGTGTCCTTCCCGGCCCTGGCAAAGCCCGAGATCAGGACGAGCGTCGGGGCGGCCATAGGCGGGGGCGTTTCGGTCATAGCCGTTTAGAAGGGCGGGGCGTCGGGGAGGGTGTCGGCCACGGTCGGCTTTTGCGAGCCCTTGGGGTAGGTCATCTTGTATTTAAACTGAGGCTTGCCGTTGTACTCGCCATTCTCCTCGACCTCTACGCCGACGAGGATGGTCTGCCCGCAAGCGGGGCCGATGTACTCAAGGTACTCTGCCGCGGTAGCATCCAGCCTGATCTCGTTGGTGTACTTACCCGAGTACTTCCCTACCAACATGGCGAGGGCCTTGCCGTACTTGGAGGAGAAGTTCTTCGACAGGCAGAAGCCCTTGTCGTCGACGAAGAAGAGGCGGGCGGAGCAGGTGCCGTCTTCCCAGACTTTGACCTTCTCAAACTTCGGCTTGATGAGCTTCAACTTGTAGGTGCCATTGGTCGAGATGGACGTGAGGGGCGGGCGGTCGTTATTGGGTTCCATGAGATTAGGCGAAGGTGATGGCGGTGGAGGCGGAGGCCGGTCCCTTGATGTCGATGACCTGGACGGTGTCACCGTAGGCCGGCCACTCGTTGAGGGTAGTGCACTCGCGGTAGGTCTGCAGCGCCTTCTCGAAGTCAGAGCAGGCGTAGGACATCAGCTCGGGCCCGATCTCCACGACAGCGGTCGCATAGGGCGGGGCCTTCTCGATGAAGAGGAAACGGAAGCCCAGCATTCGGCGCTCGAAGGCGGTCTCGAAGCACAGGCGGTAGAAGTAGGCTTGGAGGTTGTAGCGGTAAGCCCGGATAGACTTGAGGATGCCAGCAGGGGACGCGTCCTCGGTGGTCTTTAGGTCGTAGAGGTAGCCGTCAGTGCCGATGCCGTCGATGGCGCACTTCAGTTGGACGCCACAGTGATCCGTGGTGAACATGAACTCGGTCATCTCGAACTCGACGCCCATACGCTCAAAGGCGAGTTTGGCGTGAGAGGCGATGAGGTGACACTCAGCGGACTCCTCAGCACTGACGATTGTCATGCCAGGCGTTCCTGCGGTGTGCTCCACAAAGTCACTCCATATGGCTTTACCTTCCTTAGTGCGTTTGTCGCACTCGGGGGCCGTCACAAACTTCTCGTTGAGCATCTCGGGCTGGAGCACGGCGCAATGGATCAGCGAGCCCATGCGGAGGGCCTTGGTCTCCTCGCGCTCCTGGTTGAGGTAGGCTTGGTAGTGGGCCGGTGAGCCTTGAAGCAGGAATTTCGCACCGCTGTAGTTAAGCGCCTGAATGCCGTCATAGAGGACGCGGTGGGTGATGATGTCGGGTTGGACTCGCATTGTGGTGTGGTGTGTTATTGGTTGGTGGAAATTAGAGTGCGTCGTCGTCGGGGTTGGACTCCTCGACGCTGGCGGAGATACGGCGGACATCCTCAAGGGCTTTGTCGGCGGCGTTCTCCATCTGCTCAAGGGTGTTCCGCAGGACACGCATCTGAACGACGAGGACGTGAACGCGGTCATGCAGGGGCTTGACGGCGGCGGCCTCATCAGCCGTCTCGATGTGATCAGAGAAGACCTGTAGCTCAGTGATCGCGGAACGGTTCAAGTCGGAGAGCGTGATGATGTCGGCGTCGTGCTGTTCATAACGTCCGGCAATATGCTGGACGGTGGCTAACGAGCCCGTGATGTTTTCCACTAGGCGTTTGATGGAGTCGCGGTTGGTCATCGGTTAAAGGTAAGTTCCTTTATCTCGCCGCTCGGGGCAAGGGTAAAGAAGCGGACTTGTGATCGTGCCAGGGACGGATGCGTCTTGCGCTTCCAGAGGCCAAGGTCGGAGATGAAGTCAGCCTGCTTGCGTGCGGTCATCTCGACGTAGGGGTAACCGTCAAGCAGCAGGAGCAGGGCGTACTGGCCTTTCACGGTGAGGGCGATGCGTTCGATGCCGGCGGGGACAGGGCTGCTCATTTAGCGCGAGGCTTCGGCCATGCGTTAAGCGAGAACAGGTATTCCCAGCGCTGACGATCGGAGAGGAGGTGGAGGTCGGTCTTCATTTTCTCGTTGGGGGTCTGCTGCTTGAGCCCGGGGTGAGCCAGGGCCTTCGCAGCTGACTTCGACTTACCCATGGTTGCGGGCTTCTTGCCAGTCTTCGATGGCCTCGATGAGTTCGGCGGGGTCGACGCGCTTGGCGTGGCGGACGCAGTACCAGATGGCGTC